TTATCCATTTTCTCAGAAGCCCGGTATACCCTTGCCCCGGCCGGAGGCTGGCTCCTTTCTATTTTTCGCTTATTTTCTTCTTTTCCTCTCCGTGTTTTCCTCATCCATTAATCTTTTTTCCCTATCGCTTCGCCAGCTCCCTAACCAGTTCATCATTCCCTTTTTTCGTAAGGCCTTCATTACATGTGCAATCCGGATATACACAGCGGAAACAATCCGGATATTTACAGAGCGGCTTTGAAATTTTCGTTCGATTCATTTCCAGTTTTCTCTTGGTCTCCAGCAGATCCGGTACCTGGACCTGTCTTCTGCTGCCCGCTTCCGCAAACCAGATCAGTCCCGATCTCTCCAGATATGCCCGAAAACAAATCTCATTTTTCTCAATCTGGAACATAACTTTCATGTACACCCACACCTCATGCACATCCATCCCGTCAAATAAAAGTTCCTGTATCCTGGATGCGTATTTCTCGTAACCTTCCACTACTCGATCACTTCCATTTCTCTTATTGAGACTTCATAAGCTGTTCTCTCGCTGTCGCCTTTTACATAAATCCTGCTCTGTATCATTCCCATGGCTCTCACTTTTGTTCCGACTGGAAGCCCTTCTGCCAGCCTTGCGTTCGAATACCAGCAAATCGCCGGGAGATAATCACTTTTTCTGTGTTTCCTGTTTACTGCAATTAAAATATCCGTGATTTCTTTTCCGAGTGGTGTCTCTCGATAGAGCGGCTGTTTACAGATATATCCAATCAGATCAATTCTGTTTTGATCCGCTTCACCAGCTTCGCTGATTCCTTTTACAAATACATACAATTTCAAATGATTTCTTTCTCCATCCTTTTCATTGTAAGATCTGTATTCTCCAAAGATTGTAATTCTCCCTCCTACATTATCCCGAATCTGCTGGACTATCTGTTCCGGCACCTGAATCGGTATGACATCCATGTTTCCACTTGTCCGCATGACTTCTATAGTTGATTTATAGATCTTTCTTCTGTCTTGTGAAGTCAATAAATACTCTGGTGTTTCCATAATTTTTCCTGTGATCTTTACTGTGTTGTTTTCCATCTTTTTCTCCTATATTGCATATTCCGCTGATACCCGTCATGGTATTACTCCATTTCCAGCCCGCTCAGCGCTTTCAAGATTCTTCCATCCATGTTATCTTCATTTGCCGGTGTTTTTACAGTCAATAACATTCCAGTCTCATTTACCCACAGGACGAAATATCCCATTCCCATGGGTCCTGTCGGAAAGTCTTCATACTCACCTGTTTCGGATAGGCTTACCATTTCCAGAATTTGATCCGGTATGTAACTCATCTCTTTTGTCTCTACATTCTGTAACACTGCCATTCCCCTGTATTTGATTTCTGTATCCTCATACCGGTCTCTGGCTGATAACCATTTCTTGTATTCCCACTCATCCCTTACTTTTAGTTCATACTGCTTTTCTCCTTTTTCATAGGCTCTGTATACTTCGCCCTCTTCCGGAAGATCCCCTACAAGTTCAATGACTGCTGCCTTATTCTTGCTTGTAAAGTCCTTCTCATATACAAATAATATCCAATAGGCTCCCTGTATGAAGTACATTTCCTCTTTCTTTCCTACAGTGAGTCCTGCACCTTTCCATGCATCCTTCAATATTCTCTTAAATATGCTCGTCTTAATAAACATGATGCTCCTTTCCTCTCCCAGAGTTATCTGGGAGATAATGTGATGGCTTACGACAGGTTTTGTGACGTACCTGCTGTTGTATCTTCACGGCACTTGGCCGGAGATGCTATAAAAATTGGAATCCTGGATGTCCTTCTTTCTGCTTTTCATTTTGCGGTTCTTTCATCAACTCCTGCTGATCCAGATAATTTTTCTTGCTGATCTTCATCCAGTCTTTCCGTGTGTGTGACTTTTCATATTCCCTCTGTGCGATCTCGCAAAGTAGTTCTCTTGTCTTTCTGCAATTATGTACAGCTTCTTTCCCGCTTTTATGGTGCGGTTCACACAAATACACTTTCAATCCCTCGGCTTCCGATAGAATTCTCATCCCGGATCCAAACAATACATGGTGTTCCTCGGTATACTGCTGCCGATAGTCTCCATACAGATTGGCACAGAGATAGCACACGCCCTTTTCTGTGTTCAAAATGCTTTTCGGATGGCTGATTCTCTTTTTCTTCTTTTTCGGCTTAGGAAACGCCATATCACTATAATCAATACTCATAAAGTAATCACTTTCTTTTTCCAGTTGTCCCATCCGCCTTTTGGCCAGGCAAATTCTTTCTTCAGAAGCTGCATGATTTTCTCCGGATCCCCGGATTTTAAGATGTCTTCTATGACTTCTCCTTCCTGGACCACCTCTTCTGTGATCTCATGTACCTGTTTTTCTTCTTCCGGAAGATTCATAACCGGAGCATCTGGCATCAGTTCCGGATAATCTTCCACTTCCATCTGTCCTGAAATCTGTTCTTCTGTTTCTTTTGGCTCTTCCAAAGTTTCCTGTGCTTTTGCAGGTTCTGCCTTTTTCTTTAATGGTTCCGTCTTTAAGACTTCCCTCTCTTTCTTTTCTCTCAGCGGCATCTGATAAACTCTTTCATAGGCTTCTGAATCAGAAGTCTTCCTGCCTTCCGGATAAAAGGTCTGTTCAAATGTTTTGGCCAACTCCAGATAGCTGATCTCTTCTGGTTCTCCCCTGCCGTTGTATGGCATGATCCGAATCTGAAATTCACTGAATAGTGCATTTGCAAATTGCATCCGAAACATTCGGAATTTTGTTGGAGCTACAATTCCCATGATCTCCCGGTTAATCGTACTTTCTCCTTTTGGCTCGTCTTCCCATATCCATTTAGCCATTTTTTCAAAGCAGCCTTTTCCCTCTCCTTTGAAAAATTCATACACTAACGTTTCCGTCCAGCTTCCATGGTGTTCTTCTGGTGCGATGTCGCACAGGCTCATCTGCGGCGAATAACGATCTTCTGTTTCCCGGATAACTTCTTTTACTTCCCGGATTTCCCGTACCGTGGCATCTCTTGGTACCACTTCCCGCACTTCTTCCGGCAATGCCAACATTTCAGACAGCTTACTGCTGCCATATCCCCGGTATTTCTCCTGAATTTCCGGGCTGTTCCCATCAATACTGTATGTATCATTGATCTGCATGAACCGAATTGCCCACGTCCTGCTGATATTGAAGGTTTCCTTTGCAAACTCAAAAACATCTGCATACCCCTTCTCTTTATAAAACTCTGCATCTCTGGTCTTTTTTAAGAGATACCCGACTTTAATGTATCCCTCTGCTATATGTTCCAGTTCTTTTCGTAATGCAATTTCTACTCCCTGCAGTGTACTGATTGTCTGTAATTCCTCCATCTATCCTGCTTTCCTTTCTGTGCTCCTGAGCTTCTTTTTTTTGAACAGCTCGACAAATTCTTTCACTTCCTCTGTCATAGGTCCGTTATATTTTGCCCTGCACTGTATCATGGCTCCATTGTTTACCTCCATCGTGTAAAACGATGTTTCCGGATTCTGCTTCTTTCGCAGGAACAGAATCGTTGTCTCCCCTTTGGCCACCCGGTCAATATACGTGGCAACGCAATGATGCATGGCATTTCCCTCCTGCCGGATTTCATGGATCCGTTTCGGAAGCCTCAATAAAAATTGTTCTGTTTCCATTTCCAGATAGCTGTCCCGTTTTCTGTATTGCTCGTATCTTTTGTCTTTTTTATTGTCCAAATCCTCTTTGGCTTTTATTTCTCGTTCTCTGCTCTCTTCAATCAACTCTTCATGACGCTGTTCTAAATTCTTCGGGAATAAGATCCACGGCTCTCGCATGTTATACCCCAGTTCCTCTGCCATCTTCAGATAATCGTGATAATCCACGGCTTGTCTCTCATCTTCTCCTAACACTTCTTTGATGTACCGTTCCATCTTGTGAATGGTGGTATACCGGATATACCTGGTGAAATTCCTCGGAAACCTTGCAAAAAACTGAACCTGCTGCCATGTTGGATGCAATCCCTTTTCCTGCATTTTATAAGTGGTGTTGTATTCCCTTGTGCTTGGATTCTTTCCAGCCAACAGCTGGTAGTATTCCCCGTTTAGCCCCAGTATCTTTTTACAAGACCTCTCTTTCTTCTTTAAGTTTCCTGTGTTGTACCCCTGCATTTTTTCTTTGACAATTCTGTAAAACCCACACTTTACCAGCTGTTCGATTCCAGGCATATGCCGGTATCCCTCCAGATATTGATCCAAATACATTTTTTCCCGATATTTCCCATGTTTCACAAAATATTCCATTGCAGAATACTGAAACGGTGTTCCTTTTAAGATCTGTTTGAGATTCCGGTTATATAGGACCGCTTCATTTTCTACCACTTTCGCATAATACCGGCCCACCCTGTAACACCATCGAACCCAGTCTGTCTGCTTATACTGTTCATATTCAAATTCATTAATCTTTTTTAAATTCCGGTCATATGTGATCCGGATCATCTCCCAGTATCCGCCTTCTTCCCTCTGTCCATTCCTGAATTTCCGGTAACACTCAAAATATCGGTATACATATCCCTCTTTTGTTTTCTGCAGGAGCCCTGCATACCCTCTTACATGGACATTTCCGCCTTTCTTTCGGCTTCTGTAGGTAACAGGATGCTTGCAGGATGGGCATTCTCCCACTTCCCCATAGTGAGGCTTCTGGATTTTCACTTCTTTTCTGCAGTGTGTACAATACCCTTTTGTTACCTTTCTTCCGGCATCATAAAACAAATACTGTGGAAGGACTTCCCGATCTACAAAATCATCAAAATCTTTTGGCAGTTCCGGCACCAGTGCCATCTCAGAATCAATTTCGTCAATTTCTTTTCTGCCCTTACTGTAATTTTGCCATCTTGCGATTGCTGCACGTGGCTCTTTCTTTCCGTTGTGACAAAATTCTGAGATCCGTTTTTGATCCTCTTCTCGTATCCACACTTTTCTGCTACTGTACCAGTACCCTTGTTGTATCTCTCCCCATCCTTCCATGTAGCTTAAGTTATCTATTTTTGCAGTTCTCCACTTCTCACACAAATTGTCATAGGTGTAGTACTTGTTTTCTTCCAAAAGGAATACCCGGTATTTCGGATGTGCTGTGCCATCCAAGATCATATCCCTTGTAAATACATCGATCTCTAAAACCGTTCCTGTCTTCTTGGCACGATAGAACCAATAATATGTTGCACTCCAGATAGGTGCTCTTCCACATCTCAGTACCTGATGCCCTTGATCTTTCCTGACTGTCTTTCGCATAGTTTCCGTTACTTTTAACTCTGGAAGCTTTAATAACTCTCCTCTTCTCATTTCTCCGCCTCCAGATAGTATTCTTCTGCCATGGCAAATACTTCCAGATCCGGCATTGCCACCATTTGTGCCCCTCTTCTTTCTTTGACTCTTTTTTCTGCTTCTTTCCGGATATTCTGCAGACATTCTTTGAGTGTCCGGTTCTTTCTTCTTACTGCTTTTGCCAGAGTTTCTTTTTCGAAGCACCTCATGGACAGATACGACACGATCTCTCCTGCCGGCATCCCGTCCGTTTCCTCCTTTAACTCGATCTGAAGCTTTCCAAGTGCCGCATTTACTAAATCTACCAGTTCTTCCGACAGATGCTGCTCATATACTTCCCGGATTCCATCCGGAATCCCGTTTTCCTCTGCCAGCACTTTTAAATGCTCCAGATCCTGCTCCTCCAAAAGTCCTTTTGCACATGCATTTAATTCTTCTACGGAATCAAAATTTCCAAATACATCAAACATTCTGTTTTTCCTCCAGTAATCCCTCTAAATTTTCCACGTAGTCGTGATGTTTACTAAATCTGACGGCTATTTCATGCCGTTCTGCCAGTTTCTGATACTGCTGCCATAATTCTGGATTCTTGATACCCTTTCCAGATGGCTTTCTC